GACTTTGCCGATGAGTCCGTCGATCTGATATTTAACGGCTAGCATTAGAATAATTGCAACTAGCAAATGCAGAGTGGAATGGAGCGTTCGGTCGAGCCACGGGAGTTTGAACTTCCTCTTGAGCTTCAATTTGCCATGCGCAAAGCTGAACTCCAGTCCGAGGAGATGACTTGGGAAGAGCTGCGTTTTGCTTTGTTAAGTCTCTACCACCAACGTTTGATGGAGTGGCATGCCATCAAAGACATCATGGCGTCAGAAAACATTGAGATCGACTGGGATCATCCAACCGATCTCGAATTAGCTGAACTCGCCGCCGCCTGTGGATATCGAGACGACGACGAGGATGATGACGATGAACTTCAGCCCTTCTGAGCTTCGTCAAGTTGAATGAGGCGGTCCAGATACCACTGAGCTTTCTTTAGTGATTCTGTACCGCCTTTGTGGCGTTCACGCCAGGTGTACTTTAAATTGTTGCCTTTACAGTAACCACGGAATTCTTCGGCGGTTAAAGCTGCTTCAATGGCTTCAATGCATTCAATGCCGCCATCTGTGTAGTGAGCGGGGTGATTGACCACATCCTCTTGGACCACAGGAGGCTCTTCTTTGGTGGCCCAGGGCACTGGGCAAACACCTCCAGGGCAGTCACTCACTTCTTCTACCGGAGCAAACCACGACGTTTTGCTGACAGCATCCGTTCCTTCTCGTCCGGTTCCTCCAGTTCCAACACCAGAGTCCTTGGCTTCGGAGATGCTCCCATCGCCAAACCCTGCTCCATTGAGGGGATATAGCCCGTCATTCCAGGCCGTTGTCCCTCGAGATTCAACGGATTCCTTTCTAGCCCCTGCTCGCATGCTACTAGACCGCGATTGTACATGTCATACAATGGTACATCATTTTGCTCGTTATCGAGGGGTGCGCCAAAATCTTCTTCATCAAGACAGCGGCACTTTACCTCGTCTTGCACAAATGCGTCTAAGAAACCTGCAGCGGAATTCATCACGGCTTTAATCGATTTAGTCCTTTTACAATGATAAGATGGCTAACCGATTTAGACCTACTTACGATCCAGGCGTCGACTCTGGTACTTCTGGAGCTGAGATATCAGATCTTAATCCGGAACAGGCTTACGACACGGACTTACGGCGTCTTTCGCAAGACTCACGTAGCTCAGCCGAATCAGTCAACGATGAGCAGAGACGTGTAGGACGCTACATGCGTGCTGCAAAAACCGCTGGTGAATACCAAAAACGCAACTTAGTGCGTGAACCGACCAGTGCAACGGCAGGTGATTCGGGTGGGCGTGCCGGATCTATTGGCTACGCCCGTAAACCAAAAGAGCAGTTCGGTAAAGCCTTTGGTTAAACCTGAGAGAAGACCACGTTGTTTGGTTGGTCTTGGTACTTACCTTTCCGATCTTGGTACGTGGTATGACAAGGATTACCACGATAGAACAGCAGTTGCGTGATCCCCTCATTTGCATAGATGCGATTGAAGAGCCCAGTGCAGTTACTGATTTCAAGCGTCAGGTAACCTTCCCATCCACTTTCGGCTGGCGTAATGTTGACCAGGATACCCGAACGTGCGTAAGTAGATTTACCAACGGCAACGACGGTGACATCACGAGGAAGCTTCAGACGTTCCTGAGCAACGCCAAGACAATAGCCGTACGGAGGAAGCAAGAAGTACTGACCGCGTTCATCCTCCAGAAGATCTGCAGGCTTCAGGATGTCAGGATCAAAGTTCTTTGGATCACAGTCACCAGCTTGTACCTTGCCAAAGATTAGGCATTGAGCAGGAGACAAACGGATGTCATATCCATAAGAGCTAAGACCATAGCTAAGAAGCTTGCGTCCATCTTCTTTGTTGACCAAATGATCCACAAAGGGTTCGATCATCTGGTCGTCTTCCGCCAGTTGCTTGATCTCCCAGTCGGCCAGGACGCTCATAAATCCCTGTAATCGTCCTTCAGTCTACAGAGATTACACAAGAAGGTGTCCGCGCTCCCCATAAATTTTTACGAAAGAATCCACAGCATCACCAGAGGAATCCTGTGGTGGCAGGTACACAAGAAATGAGGTGCATGTGCGTTTCCTATTTACCTCTCCATCTTTGTGGCACATGACGTAAGGTGCACTTCTTAAAATGCACATCGGGAACTTAAAGATCTTGGGCTCGTAACGAATCATGTCAGGGCAGTTGCTGAAATAAAGACCTTGTTTTATTTCTTTTGAAAGCCATGCATGGTACATTCTGCGGAACCAAACGGCATGGGACGATGTCAGGGTCAACGAAGAAGCCCTTGTCATCTTCCATTTTTCATGCTTTTGATCCCAAAAGTAAGCACCCGCTGGTGGAAACAGGTAACAACTTCCGTACCACTGTTGTGCATTCAAGCCATCGTCCGTTGGTGTGTAATAGTTCTCTGCTTCGATATACTCATTAGCAACCTTGGAACTAGCCACATCAAGAGTGATGCCACCCAACAGTTCATTGGCAGCAAGTACCAGGTCTTTATTGGTGATTAACTCGACACCTTCATTGCGAGCTGCAACGCCACGTACGCCTTTTTCAGCCATTACCCTGCAGTCTTGTTGTAATCAATCTCGAAATAACGCATGCCTTCGTCATCATTGATGACATAGCCAGCTTTTTCCGTTGGATCAATCTTCTGTGCTGCTCCAAGGATGCGCCTAAAAGTCTCGGCTAAATCACCGTCGTTATTCCGCTCACAATCTTCTTGTGCTGCATGGATTTCTTTCAACGTCCAGAAGAACATAGAACGTTCTTTGTTTCGTGGCTGGAACACCATGACACCTGGACCTTCCACCTCCCACATCTTGCAGTATTGCTCACCCATATCACCAAGAATTAACTTGATTGTGGCATCAAGCATCTTGGCTTTCTTTTCATCAAGCTCTGGTCCAATCACAGAAGCAATCAGTTTTTCACGTCGATCCATCTTTTAATAATCCTTGGCGGTGTAATGATTCCAGAAGCTTAGGCGTTGGTTGGTACAGTACAACTAATTTGCCTAGTACTCCACGTTTTTTAACAAGTTTTCCGTTTTCATCTCTTACCTTATCAAATTCTCCGGACCGGATAAGGTATTCAGCTACGCAACGTAACCTTCTTTTTAAAGGCAGTTCTGCTTGCGGGAATTTGCCACAGATTGTATCTGCGTTTAGATCATGGAATGCAAGACGTAATCGATTGGCAAGCGTCATGCCAGAGTTGGCGTCCTCTTCTTCGTAGTTTTTTAGGTTTTCTAGGTACCTGCGCAGGCAGCCATCATCGAATGATCCAATGGGTGGCAAGAACATCTCCACTTGCCTGATCAACGATTCGGGCAGCATTTCCTCATGGTTCTCAACCGTTACAGAACCAAGATCAATTCCCTGGAAACGATGAGCCATTATTCAAGGAAGCCCCGATTGTTTTTGTATTGGTCATAATGTGCCCGTAGATTTTTTAAATCAAGGTTTTCGTTCTTGGCAAAGGATTGGATCAGTCGATTCCAAGGGATCCGGAGGACTGCTTTGCGGTGTACATCAGGAGAAACATTGACATAATGAATGCCCTCTACCCAGCCTTTATCTGGGGTTTTTCTTCCGATAGAAATCCAGTTACGGATGGTTTGGTCTGAGACGCCCAGGCGTTTACCACATTCTTCTGTTGAGATGTACTCATCGGCAAAAGCCTCTGGATTTAATGCGTCCGTTTCTCCTGTCGAATAACGGCTGTGCCACATCGAACCAAGGATATTCTTAATGCCTTTTAGCTCGTACGCAATATCCTCTAAGCTTTTGCGTAGTCCGTACTGCATACTGCACATCCTTTGTTTATATGTTAGTCTTTGGGAAAACAATTTGCGACCATGGAAGAGCAGATTCCCCCTAGTCAGCCGCCAATGCCCCAAACACTAGAAGGGCAGATCACGCCTGAGATACTTGCTCAGATGAAGGCTAGGGCACGTGAGCTTGCCATCCAACAAACCATTGCACAACAAGCAGCAATTCCACAGCAGCAACCTCAGGTTGTTTATGTGCGACGCAATTTAACAGTCGCTGAAATCCTGTTGGTTATCTTGCTTTCTTGTGGGATTGTCACAGGAATCCAATGGTCCTGGAACATTGTAACGAATGTTTTGCCACGTGTTGAGATTAAGGTGCGCTAAATAAGCCGATCTATAATGTAGAGAAGGAATTGCGTAGTTAGTAGGTGGCAAACCGTAGGATCAGTGAATTCCCTGCCATCAGTGGGGGCGAGATCGATGAACAGGACCTGCTAACGCTCGTCCATGTCTTCGAGGTTGACCCCACTTTACGCAACAAAAAAATTACCTTTACTCAATTCAAAGAATATCTTAATGAGTATTACGCACCTGCTAGTGGCGCAACCTTCAGTGGTAACGTCACAATTTCAGGGAACCTAACGGTTTCTGGTACTAGCTCATTCAATTCAATTACAGCTTCTGGATCAAGCACATTCAGTGGAATTGTAGTTCAAAACAATGCGGTTGTCAGTGGTACCGTCAGTGGTCTGACCATTACAGGAACCAACGTACAAGGCACCAACGTCAACGCAGTTACTGCTACGGTTACGACCGCAACCGGTACGACAAGCGCTTTTACATCTGGCGTTTACCAAAACTTATCAGGTGCCACGATCACAGGTGGTATTGTCCGTTCGCCATCTGGTGTATTCACCAATCTGAGCGGTGTCACAATCACTGGTACTACCGTCGCAGCAACCACGGGTACGTTCCAGGAGTTAGGTACACCTGTCTTGGATGTAAACGGTAATCTTTCCGTTGCTAGCGGACTGACGGTTACTGGCACTGCTCAATTTAGTAACGGTGTTCAGGTCACAGGAACATTATCTGGAACAACAGTAACTGGATCTACGGCACAATTCACAAGTGTCACTGGTGTATCTGGTGTTTTTACAACACAGTTATCTGGTGCAACCATTACCGGAAATACGGTACAAGCTTCTAATATCACCGGTGTTTCCGGTACTTTCACAACGAGGATTTCTGGTACAACCGTAACAGGTAATACGGGTGCTTTTGGTAACGTCTCTGGTATCTCTGGCGTTTTTACACAGTTTCTTTCGGGTGCAGTCGTTACTGGTGACACCGGACTTTACACAACACTGACTGGTGTATCCGGTACATTCACCAGAGTTTCTGGTGCAACAGTCACTGGTAACACAGTTGCCGCAACGATTGTTTCTGGTGTATCCGGTGTCTTTACTAGTCAGCTATCGGCCACCACGATTACCGGGGCTTCGGGTGTTTTTACAAATCTGACGAGTACGTCCGGGACATTTACCACTCAAGTTTCAGGCGCAACCGTTACCGGTAACATCGGTACCTTTACTTCTTTGACGGGGGCAACCGGTACATTTACCACACGTGTTTCCGGTCTGCTTGTCACAGGAGACACTGGCAGCTTCACGAATCTGACCGGTATCGCTGGCGTTTTCACTACCAGTGTTTCTGGGGCCACAATCACTGGTAATACGATCCAAGGTACGTCTGGCATCTTTACTAATCTTAGTGGTACGACGTACACAGGAACAACAGTCAATGCAACGACAGGTGTTTTCCAAACACTTGCAGCAATTAACCTTGCTTTTACTAACACGACAGTATCAGGCAACCTTAACGTCCTTGGTTCTGGTTTCTTTGCTTCTGGTGTCCAGATCACTGGTACTCTTAGTGGCACAACAATTACAGGTACTACGGTTCAATCGGTTACAACCTCGGCAACAACCGGAACATTTACCTCGTTAACAGGAACAACGACCACAGGTGTAACTGCAACATTTACAACTGTTTCTGGTGTAACAGTCACTGGTGCAACCGGTGTGTTTACTGATATCACCGGTAGCACGCTTAGGGTAACCACACCTTCTGGAGCAACACCTGCCATTGTGTGTTCTGGCGTTGTTTCCGGTAGCGCAAGTGGGTTTGTAATCCAAGGCCCGTTAATTATTTTGCCTTAATTTTTTCCGCTAAAATAAACAAAAAGAGACAACAAAATGGCTTACGGCACTATTAAAGTAGATACGATTACTTTCACCGATGCTGGTGTTGATAAGAGCGTTACAATTTCTGGGTTAGTTCAGAACCCGACTTTTAGCGGCAATATTACGGTAACTGGCACTGTTTCTGGTAATACGATTCGAGGCCAAACAGTATCTGGTGCAACAATCACTGGTGGTGCTGCAGCTTTTACCACGGTCACCGGTGGTGTTGCCACAATTACTTCAGGTGTATTTGCATTAGGCAGTGCTTCCAACCCATCAATTAGTTTCAGCGGGGACGCAAATTCTGGCCTGTACTCCCCCGGCGCAGACCAAGTAGCCATCTCGACTAATGGCACTGGGCGTTTGTTTGTTGATGCGAGTGGGAATGTTGGCATCAACACAGCAAGCCCGGCCAACACTTTGCATTTGGCAAAAGCTGCTAATCACGGCATTCGGCTTGAACGCACTGGTGCATCACCTGGAGTAGCCAGTTGGGCCGTCAACACGAATGGAGAGGCACAATTAAACGCAGATAGCGGTTTTACTGTTTCATCCGCATCAGCATTTAGTACGCTGCTGCAACTTGTTTCTAATGGCAGCGAAAGACTGCGTGTAACAGCAGGTGGGCTGGTGGGGCTGGGGACCAGTAGCCCTAATACGAATCTGCAAATAGGCAGCTTTGCCAACAACCAGGCACTCGCTTTAGCGGCTGGAACCGCCAGCACTTGTGCTGTTTATTTTGCTGACGGTACTGGTGCAGATTTATACAGGGGCTACGTTCAGTACAGTCATGTTGACGATTCTCTGCAGTTTGGCACCAGTAGCACCGAGCGCATGCGCCTGGACTCCAGTGGCCGCTTGGGGCTGGGAACCAGTAGCCCTAGTTATTTGCTCCATGTAAGCGGGAGCGGCGCAGAAATTGGTTTAACGGATACAGCAGTTGCTAACGCTACTTGGCGCTTGCTGGCAGCTACAGGTGGGGCTACGAAACTCTTCAGAATATATGACAGCTCCAATGCTGCTGATCGGTTTGTTATTGACTCCTCAGGCCGAGTAGGGATTGGCACCACGAGCCCTGCTGCTGGTTTTGGAACTGGCGTTGTCAGTCTTGATGTTGTTGGTCCAATCTTTGCTCGCGGACCTATTGCAACACACCAAACTAATGCCGGTGTCCTTCAGTACAGCGCAGGAACTACATTAATTCGCAGCTATGGCGCGACTGCTGCAACAGGTGAAATTGCGTTCAATACAGGCGGTGGCGGAGGTTCTCCAGACACCGAACGCGCCCGCATCGACAGCTCCGGCAGGTTGTTAGTTGGCACGTCTAGTGCGCGTAGCATTTTTAATGGCACAACAAGCCACAGCCCGCTGGTTCAGGTAGAAGGTGCCAGTCCTTCTGGAGGAGATCAAGGCCGCTTTATTTCGCAGGTCTTTGGCTCCAGCAACAACAACGATCCTATCTATATATTTGCAAGACATGCCTCTGATTCGATTGGAGGCATAACAGCAGTTGCTAGTAATGCCCAGCTTGGCACGGTTTCATTCCAGGGATCCGATGGCTCTAAGTTTGTACCCGCAGCTCAAATAACCGCTGCAGTAGACGGCACCCCCGGCGCTAACGACATGCCAGGCAGGCTCATTTTTGCTACGACCGCCGATGGAGCTGCAAGTCCTACCGAGCGCATGCGCCTAGACTCCAGTGGCCGCTTAGGTCTGGGGACTAGTAGCCCTACCGCCAAACTTGATGTTAGGTCGACTGCTCTTAACACAACTTCATTGACGCCGGCAGTTCTTAATCAAAATGTTCAAATTAAAGTCACAGGTGATACAAATAATAACATCACCGGTAATTTTATAAGTGGAATTTCTCTTGGAGAACCTAGCAACCAATGCGCCGCTATTTTGGCGGTTGATGATGGAGGTTTTCAGGCTGCGGGTTTGTGTCTTGTAACTGGAAACAGTACCGCTGTTGCTGAAAGACTGCGTATTGACTCAACAGGACGAGTAGGGATTGGCACTACTAGCCCAGCCACAACCCTAGATGTCAACGGCGACGTAACCATCACCGACAAGATCATCCACGGCGGTGACACCAACACTGCAATCCGATTCCCCGCTGCGGATACTGTTTCGGTTGAGACTGGCGGCTCCGAACGCGCCCGTATCGACAGCTCCGGCAGGTTGTTAGTTGGCACGTCTACTGCGCGTAGCAATTTCTTCAATAGCACCGGAACCGCTCAGCTACAAGTAGAAGGCACTAACTTTAGCAATTCTGCCTGTTCTTTTACTTGCAATAATTCCACTGCAGGTGAAGCGTTAAACATTTTTATCAATAAAAGCGCCGGAAGTAGTGTTGGTTCTAACACACTAGTTTCAAGCACGGACTCAATCGGCGGCATTCAATTTCAAGGTAATGACGGGACCGAGTTTGTCCCGTGTGCGTCAATCACAGCATCTATTGACGGCACCCCCGGCGCGAACGACATGCCGGGCAGGTTAGTGTTCTCCACTACCGCCGACGGAGCAAGCAGCCCGACGGAGCGGATGAGGATTTCGTCGTCAGGCAACGTAGGGATTGGCACTCAGACGCCTGATACGGCTTTAACGATCCTTAAAAACTCAAACGCAGACTTTTCATCTCAAGCAAATCTGCGCTCCAGCTCGCTTGTCACTTTTGACAACAGCTCTCAAACTACCGCCTTGGTTTTCAAAGGTGCTGCTACCGGAAATGCTGATAAGTACATCTTTGCTGATCAGTTTGGCGGCACTCAAAACTTTGGAATTGGTTATCTCAACGGCAGCACAAGAGTTAATTCGATTGCTTGCAATCAAAACGACATCATTACATTCAATCGCTCTGGAGCAGAGTCGGTTCGGATTGACAGCTCCGGCAGGCTCTTAGTTGGCACGTCTTCGAGCACTGGTTCAGCAAGAGCTGTCTTCCAAGGCAATAGTTTCTCTAGTGGCCAGCCGGGAATTATCTTAATTCAAAGAGACACTTCTAGCAGCGGCCTTACAGCAGGCACTGCAATGGGATACATAATTTTCGGAGACAACGTAGGATCCAACTATGCAGTTATAGGTTGTGAAGCAGACGGGGCGACCGGAACGAATGACTATCCGTCGAGATTAGTGTTCTCCACTACTGCCGATGGGGCAAGCAGCCCGACGGAGCGGATGAGGATTAAGAGTAATGGTCAGATTGATTTTGGCAATACAACTAACGGAGCATATACAGTTACTCGCAATACAGGAGTTGTTGCATACTTTGACAGGCGTGGAACTGATGGAACAATTATCGAGTTTGAGCAAGATGGAACATCTGAAGGCTCAATCTCGGTCTCTGGCACCACCGTTAGCTACAACGGTGCTCACCTCTCCCGCTGGTCGCAACTGCCTGGTGGCGCAGAACGCACTGAAATCCTGCGCGGCACTGTCTTGAGCAACATCGACGAAATGTGCGACTGGGGCGAGGAAGACAACGAACAGCTCAACCGGATGAAGGTGAGCGACGTTGAAGGTGATAAGAACGTGTCTGGCGTGTTTCAGGCGTGGGACGACGACGACACCTACACCGACGACTTCTACTGCGCCATGACGGGTGACTTCATCATCCGCATTGCCGAGGGCGTCACCGTGCAGCGGGGCGATCTCCTGATGTCCGCTGGTGATGGCACCGCCAAGCCCCAAGACGACGACATTATCCGCAGCAAGACCATCGCCAAAGTCACTTCAACCCACGTCACCTGCACCTACGACGATGGCAGCTACTGCGTGCCTTGTGTGCTGATGGCTTGCTAGAGCCAGTAACCCTACTCGTTAAAACGTCTGGGGCGGTACACACCGCCCTTTTTAATGCGTGATATTGTGGTGGGGCAGCGAGTTTGCACCTCCTGCCCCTGGCCACAGTCCCCTAGAAACCATGACCCAACAAGATTACCGGGGCACGCCCCACACCCCTTGGGCTAAAGACGGAAAAGTCTTTCTGGCCAACGACGAAGACAGTCATTACACCCAAGAGTTCCACAGCCGCGAGGAAGTACAAACCTTTGCAATTCAGTTGCTCGTTAAAGCGAGCGAGGCTTGGCCGCTTGACTGCGAAAAAGCATTAGCCCAAGAAGACTATAGAAGTTTGTGTGCTGAGCTGATTAACAGCATCCACGCAAGCCGCTGTACTCAAATGGGCTGGACCGAAGAGAAAGAGGATGAATTACTTACACGTGCTGCACTAGCTGTAGGCGAAGGTTATTTTACGCCGACAGCGTGGAACATTCTTTGCCAGTAGTCATTACCACTAATCACATGGACGAACATTACGAATGGGAGTTACAAGACTCCGAAGGAGAATGGGCCGCCGGTGGATCTGCAAATGATCTTGAGGCGGTGCGCCAAGAAGGCTTGCGTTATCTGATGACATACTCGGAATCAGAGATGCACAAACTCATTATTCGCCACCATCAAACCACCACCCTTGTCGAGATGGAGATGGGCCAGCCCGGACAGTTTCGCCAAGCCCTTTAGTCGCTTCCCCTTCTATGTCTGAACTTTCACCTGCCGCACAAACCGTGCTGGATGCGTACTACTGCGAAAAACCGTTGGTTGGATCCAAGCGAGTTGCCGCCGCCCTGCGAGCTGCTGCGGATCAGGTGCTGCCGGAAGAGCCGCTTTACGGGGGTGATCAGCGCTGGATGTTTGAGCGCGATGCCCGCCAGGCTTGCCGCAAGAAACTCCTTGCCATCGCTGACGAGCTTGAAGCCCAGTAGTCACCTTCACTAATCACACCTGGTAAAATAAAAGAAAATATCATTAACTATGGCCAACACTGTTTGGGATATTGCCAACCTTGAACGTCATCTTCCTGATGGTGACACCTGTCCTGATGGCGCTGTATACACCGTCCATTGGACTGCATCCCTCGAGGAAGACGGTGAAACTGCCGGTTGTTACGGCAGCGTTGGCCTTGGTGAACCCGACCCTGATAACTTCACTCCTTTTAGTGAACTCACTAAAGAAGAAGCGGTGAACTGGACCTTGGCAGCACTTGGCGTTGATCAAGTCGTTTCGATTGAAGAAGCATTGCACAATCAAATCCAAGCCAAACTGCATCCAACTTCTGAATCTGGCGTTCCCTGGTGATTTTTGTTATACTCTTTGAAGTTATCTGTTCATTATGGCTTGCACAAAGTCTCAGCTAGTTAGCGCCATTAATTCCTTTGGTTCTGCACGTGCCACTGGTGACGGCAATCTTATTGCCTTTTCTGCAAACCTCATTGGTCAATTAATTGACACGATTGAGTTTGCTCCAGAGGAAGAGACTCAGACTGAAGAAAAGGTTGAAACAGAAGAGTGATCAATGAATCCTGTTAAGTGGGGTATTAAGAACCTAGACCGTAAACTGCCGGATAGCATTGCTTATCCAGGTGGTGAGGTCTTTTCTATTCATTGGACTGCCTACAAAACAGAAGGTAAACATACCGTTAGCACAACAGGTATCGTTGAGCTTTCTCCGGCAGATCCAAAGAAATGGGTTCCTTACTCCAGCCTTAACAAGGAAACTGCAGTGGGTTGGTGCCGTGATGCCCTAGGTGCAGATGAAGTAAAAGCAATTGAAGCTGACATTGAAGCTCGCTTGCAAGAACTTCTGCATCCAACACATGAGCTTGGACTACCCTGGGGCGCACCCGATCCACTTCCGCCATTGCCGTACAGCATTGGTTATGTAAACCCCAAGTAGTTTATTGACCTGATTTAGAGTAATACAAAAGCTCTAGGTCGATATGTCAATCAAACTTACGGACGCTGCTAAGTTCTTTGTAGAAGAACCGCATCAAATTGACGCATGGAATTGGCTCCAGTCTCAGTTAACACCTGAGGCCCTGGAGTCTTTTTCTGTTAAATACCGCAATAAACCAAAACCTCAACCAGAAACCGCCAACACTTGGGATGGTGTTCTTGCAGCAGCAAAACAAGCTGGTGCTAAATGGCCTGAATGTGTTGCTGCACAGTGGGCACTTGAATCAGGCTGGGGTAAACACACATCTGGTAAAAACAACTACTTTGGTTTAAAAGGATCTGGCTCTAACGTTAGTACTCAAGAATTTATCAACGGTCAATGGGTCACAATTAAAGCTGGCTTTATTGATTTTCCCGACCTACAAACCTGTGTTTGTTACCTTGTTGATCGCTGGTACAAAGACTTTGGGCGTTTTAAAGGCGTAAACCGTGCCTCTAGCAGGAATGAATGTGCTCGTTTACTGGTAAAAGAAGGCTACGCAACTGATCCTGACTACGCCACCAAGTTGATTCAGATCATGGATCGACAGCTCCAAAACATTGGAGAAAAAGAAGATGCCAATCCACACAACAACAATTTCAATCCTTGGAGCCCTTTCACGTACAAGATCACACCTAACATCACGTACGGTGAATTAACTTTGAATCAGGAAGCTCGGCGTTTTACCAAACAATATCAATGCGACACGGCAAAAGAACTGTGTTTATTCCTTGAGAAAGTACGTAAGCAGTTTGGTAACAAGCCATTGATCATTACCAGTGCTTCTCGTCCAGAGCCTATTAACACGCAAGTAGGAGGTGCTAAGAACAGTGAGCACACTTACAGTGCTCCTTCCAAGGGAGCTATCGACTTTTACGTTGATGGGGTCAGTGTCCACACTGTGCAAAACTGGTGTGACAAAAATTGGCCTTACTCGCTAGGATATGGTGCACCAAAAGGATTCGTGCATCTTGGTATTAGAGAAGGCAAACCACGCGTACGCTGGGATTACTGACGTGAAAAAATACAAGGAGCCCCGCATAAGGGTCAATATGTGTTGGCAAATTGGAGACGATAAAAAATGCGTGACCCTACCAAAGGAGCACGCATATGAAACCAGGGATTGGGTAGAAGAACAAGGCGGGTGCGTATTTTGGTTTCAGGCATTGCCTGATTAATCAACGCTGTTTAGTACGACCAATAACAAGACCACCTATTTCAATAAGCCGATAAAGTTTGCGCACAAGTTTATCGTCTTTAGGCGTCGGGGTTAAAGCACAGATAGCAGAACAAGCAGCATGAATAGCCAGTGCTACTTCTAAATACTGATTAAAGGAATGCATGGGTATCTCCCGTTTCTTTTATTGTAAGACTGGATGTCATCGATCAAATAAATTGTCAAGATTTTCTTGCACAGCAAAGAAGTCTTCCCAGTCTTTTTCAGTTGCTTCCGTGTAAACAGGCCTTGGCTTAAGTTCTTTGACCTCAGGTTTCTTTTCTGGTTCCATTAGACATCATAGATACGACACCCTGGAGCGTCAGGGTTTTCTATACAATAACGCAACCACGCAACATGTGGATAATGCTTAGGTGGTTTTTTGCGAAACAAAGCAAGTAGTTGTTTGATCATGGTCTGTTAGTCAACGGTACAAAGAGCTCAGGGAATCGATCAGTGTCTTGGTGTTCCCTCTCCCATGCATCTTGCCATTCTGACAGTGAATGGTCATGGATTGTGTCGTAATACGCATCATCTCCTACCTCAAGAATGATTTTAAAGTTGTCAAAATCACCAACTGGAATGCGTTCACCAATGAGCCATGTAGAGCCATTGGAAACGGTTACAGTAACACCTGCTTCAATTGTGCAACTTGTTTGAGTAAAGGCATTGGCGCCAAGAGGAATAAGGATATCAGAAGAGACAGGGCTATTAATACTTGGGGCATCAATCTCTGTTTCTTGTAAGCAAACAGAACCATCAACGTCTTCTAACTCAAAAAACGTTTCGTCAACAGGAAACTCAATGACAACACCAAGCTCATACTCAAGTGTTTCGTTACGTGTGGATGAAACACAGATGAGATAGCTACCGGCACTCAGTGGGTAGTAACGATCATCGCCTCGATCCAGGCGATTGCGCATGTACGTGTTGTAGAGATCAGACTGCGCACTCATCACCGTATCTAAATACGGGATGTAAGTTGAACCGTTGGTATCTATCTGAACAGAATCCGCATCAAAGATCGGATTGCCTTGGATTGGATTTTTTTCTAAGTCATAGGCAGAAACTTGAATGTACTTAGGACGCGGTGGTCCCTTGGTAAGAATGATCCAACCAGGCTCCGCAAGCGTGACAACAAACCAATGATTGAACGTGCCTCCACCAATACCACCATTAGATGTTTGGTTGGTATCAGCACGCCCAATAACTTTCCACTGTGGTCCAAGAGTCCCTTTAAGGTAGCGCAGTGAGGTTTGACTGAACGTACCAAGGCTTAAAGGATTATTCTGAGTTCTTTGTGGTTGACTTACCGAACTCCTGGACATATGAACCGTAATACAACTCCTGTTCTTCATCATAATCCGGGGTATTTTTGTGTACCAACGGATGTTGAATGGTGTTTTTGTACTGTTGTTCAACGATAGGAAGAGGTTTATCTCTTAGTTGATTTTGCGCATAATGCATTGACTTTGCTGGATCAAACTCAACGCAAAATGGGTGGATAGTTTTAGGTGGAAAAGTACGATTCCAGCTTGAGACTAGATGGAGAGGGTTAAGACAGGCTTTGTTTTTGCATGTGCGTGTTACAAACATTTTGCCGACATCACCCCAAGCGCATTGGTAAATCGCTTTATGGACACTGATGTTGTCATTGGTCTTGTCGTTATACAACGTGCGGTACGAAGGGAATCGTATGCGTTTGCCTCCTAACCAGGGGACCTCCCAACACTCATCCCACTCACCAACAGCGATCTGGTTCCAGAGACCCAATAGTCTGGCTTTGTAATTCTTGTTGAGATAGTTAATGTCAAAACCACAGGCATTGCCTTGGATCTTGCGCACACATTCATAGCACCACTGCTGTTCTTTATGGCGTATGCGATGGCCGTGGACGCAGTAGTAACCACGATAAAAACCGTGCGCTGCCAATTCATCAGCATCCATTTCATTGATGTCAGGAATGTACGGAACAATAGAAATTGATTTGGCAGCGTTGATGAGTTGCTTGGTGATGTCAGCCATGTTGAGGCTCAGTTGGGTTTTTGGAAACAAAGGAGTAGTTGGTGTATGGATCTCTGAAAACAAGGTTGCCTTCTTCATTCCTGACACGGCGACGGTACTTGGGTGCAGGAAGCGTTCTGCGTTGATACAGTGTCAGCTTTAGGCGGTTGTCACGAGCGTTGTTGTCCTTGTCGTGTAGTACGTCTGCATTCTCCGGATTTGTACCAGTACGCAAGTAGTACACCACTCGATGCGCTGGATATTTTGTACCCAGCAAGGAGATGGTATAGAACCTGCCGTCAGGGCGAAGTACTCCAGCTTGATCACCGGGTTCATGAAGGCGGCCGGCTGTCTTCCACTTGAGACCGGAAAGGTAGTCAGAGGTGAGTTCTAGGTGCTCTTGTAGCCACCACAGGGGCGGCATTTCGTGATAAGTGCGTGCCACTAGGGATAGAGAGGTGCTGAACAAGGAGAGTATACACCGTTACCCAGGTAGAAACCTGTAGTAGCGGGGTATTTAAAGGTGTCTACATACTTATTTACTATATTAGAGCCGTGAGCTGTTTTTCTTGAAAAGTGTCTCACTTCTTAGTTTTGTCTCATTTGCGTCTCACTTAATATTGAGAGCCATTCTCATTAGAGACACTTTCCGACAAAAACTGCTCACGACTTCCTTATGGTAAATACGGAGGTAGTCTCCCTTATACAAGGCGGTTGACTCCCTCACTTGCCGCACATACCTTCTTATGGACACAAAAAAGCCCCTGCTAGATGCAGAGGCCTGGTCCCCTTGGACCTGATTAGCTTACAGCGGCTGCCATCTCTTTCCGCAGAGTCCGGCTTTTCTTCCGTTTCCGTGGCTTCTCACTGATCTCAACCGGGACTGAATGATCAACCTGGTTCATGACATCCTCAAAGATGCCGCCAAATTGAGACGCAACTGTGTCCCATGAGAACTGTGGATCCATCACGCGTTCCCGGCAGCGTGTGCCAACCCATTCACGAATACCTTTGTCTTGGTACAGGTACTCCAAGATCTCAGCAAGGTGGTCAGAGGACGGGCATGGCATCTCACGTGCGTAGTTGGTGTCCACATCGATGTGGTCACAACGGATCAGTTCGCCATAGCCCTCGAAGATTTCTTTGCATGACGTATGGTCGGGCACCACCTGCGGCACACCACAGGCAGCGTGTTCAAAGTTGACAAGACCCCAGCCCTCACCTTTGCAGGTGTTAACGCCCACGTCGCATGCGTTGTAAATGGTGTTAAGCATTTCCACCGATACGTTCGGCGGGCCATCCGTCTGCGTCGTCATGATGATGCGTCCGTTGGGATCGAGACCCACCCGCGACATCTCCCTGGCAAACACGCCCATCAGATCCCAGCCCTGGTCCTTCAGGCCCATGTGGAGGTAGAGCTGTGCTTCTGGCTTATTAACGGCAAACTTGGCAAAGGCTTTGATCGTAATGTCTTGCCGTTTACGGAACTGATTCCTGTTCCCATTGAAGACGATGAACAGATCTTCTTTGAGTCCAAGCTTGCGACGGCATTCATTCCGGTCCTGAGGGTAGAACTGCCCTGGTGTTACACCATGGGGAATGACAGCGATGGGTTTGTTGATGCCGCCTTTCACAAATTCGTGCGCACCAAATTCTGTGTAAGAAACAATGGCATCCCAATCATTGGCTGTTTCATTCAGGCAACCAATCCAGCCATACGAATCCATGGGGGCATACCCCACAAACTTAAACTTTCCTTGCTTATGCAGGTCTTGGATCTGACGGTACTGCTCATTGATGATCCACATGTCATTGATCGTGAAAACAATGTCCGGCTCTTCACGTTCAACGATCTCCCTGATGCGTTGCTCACCGAATGGTGCAGTCTGAAATCGATTGGATGAAGGATAAATCTTGAAGTCCTTCTGCTGCTCACATGGGTCACCCCAGTGGTTATGGGCCAGTACAACAATTTCAAAATCATCCTTGAGACGATAGATGACATTTTCGGTGACACGTGCAAAACCTGTCATCGCGATCATGTCACCACACCACAACACTTTGGTTTTCTTTGTCAAGGCAGTCGAGTTACTCTCGATTTACTATACCGAAGTAGAAGGTGTTATTGACCGTACCAACTCTTTCTCTTCCGCTGTTTTTGCTTTGAGTTTTGTTTTTAAAAATTCAGCCGCTCGATGCGTCTGCGTTGTATCACCACAGGTGTAAAGATCGATAGCGCAATAGCCAATCTCTGGCCACGTATGGATTGATGCGTGTGATTCTGCCAGCAATGCCAATAGCGTCACACCCTGGGGCTCAAACTTTTCCCCAAAGATTCGCAGGACATTTGCTTTTGCCATAACGAGAGAAGCCTCAAGCAAACGTTGAAGCTCCTCATAGTCATTCAGGATCTCTTGATCACACTCATAGAGATCCAGGATTAGGTGCCGTCCATTGCTCACATGACTTCCGCAATATTCTCCATTGTCGCATTGGTAGGCGCACTAATGTCTACTCCGTATAGCTGAATAAATTCCTGCGGGTTAGCAGCTACTTCAACAACGGAAGGATAGTCTTTGTACTTAGCGTTTGAACCTCTGACGATGACGTTAAACACTTGCAAGCCAACGTTTGTTTTCCTGTTGAAAACATTGAGCTTGAGCTGGTGCTTACAGATATCAAAGAATAAAACTTCAAATCGAGCACGTCCCACGAAGCCAACGTTACAGCTACGGCAGAACTCTGCATAGCTTGGGTACAACCACCTTTCCCATTCTTGGTAGAAGTTGCTTGACCCCATAGCATTCTTGCAAGTACCAACGTACGAGAACATGCCCGGATCATAAACAAGGTGTTGGCTCATCCAATCCAACAGTGGGTTGGAACGCAGGCTTTGCTCCTTCTCATACTTTTGGAAGAAGTCCACATGTTGTGCGGTTTCCATGAGGTAGGAACGCATGTCAGCTTCCGGCATATCCAGTAGCCAGTTCACAAGCCCTGGTAGCAGAGACGCAAACTCACCTTCTGGATTTCCTTTGTTATCAAACTTGATCAGCTCCTTTTGTTCTGCTTGTCCACCCATAAATGGACGGTCAAACGGAATAGTGAGACGGCGACGAGCCAGACCAGAAGTATAGTCGGTGGACTGAATAGCTTCATTAGCTGTGATGATGACCATTCCATGGTATTGAAATGGATCTAACGCTTCCCCTTGGTACTTGCGCTCAGAACGAATCCAGTCATTACCGGTGATTGCTTTTAGCCTGGATACGGAACCACCCCAACGATCAGCATCCTGGAACAGGAGAAGCTTTTTACCCATGTAGGCCGCTGCTTCAAACCTGTTCTTCTCCATGTTCTCGAAGTCTGTGGAGTAGGTATTACTGCGTCCTACCAATGCCACTGCCAAGTTTGCGTAGGTGGATTTACCCGACTTACCTGGACCCACAATCTCCAAGAACTTCTGGATCTCGTAGTTACCAAGCAGTGTTGCCCTGAGCCATGCCCTCAGTACTTGAGTGCGATTCCACGAATTGTGCTGCGTATGTTTCAGCCATTTAATGATTTCTTCACAGGTAGCCGATGGGTCATATTCATACGGCATCTGTTGCGTTACATGCAGTTCTCGCTGGAAGGGAAGCAATTCCCTGGCACTAACATCTAACAAACCATTGGTAAAGAGCAGGTAGTCCGTTTCGTCATACCAGTCATCAAATGGCACCAACGCCTGGAGCTGCTTGTACATGTCCTCCATCAGGTTGTGGTTAAACCCCCTGGGCAACCAACCAGAAGCAGCAAGATCTTTCAGGTTATCCCTGATGCTGCCATACATCTCGATCTTGGTTTTTTTCTCCCATAGACCCTTCCTCTTGTCATAGAGAAAGAACTGGTTGTGTGGCTGACTAAACAACAAATCACCTGCGTATGCAACAAGCAATTGATCAGCTATCTCATGAGATGGTCTGTTGTGCCCCCTGGCATCCTTAGGTCCTTCTCCATCCGTTTCTTTTTTCCTGCTGCGTGTTGATGGTTTTGTTTTTACAGGACTCTTAGATGTTTGAAGTGTTTCCGCATTTTGCGCTAATACTCTTTCCATGTGCTCTAATGTGTCGCCTTCAAGGTTGGGTAAGATTGAAGCAATTGCCTCTAGTGTTGCGTCATCAACGCTTTGTACGCGATAGTCCTGTGATGGTTTCCATCCATTTTCTTGGGCAATATGGATTAGTGAGCCAATACCACGACCACCACCTTTACTGAAGGAGAGCCAACGCCTGTGGCATTCACCATCTTTGTACTTATCGCTTTGCTTGGACCATTCATCCCATTCATCCAGCAGCGATTCATCCAAGCTATGGAGCGACTGACCAACCATGATCCAGATGTCATAGTCATCCGTCGCTTCTGGAGGCATACCCCACATTGCTTCGGACGCAAGTTGGATATCACGATCCAACCCAACGACACTTTGGATGGCGAAGTTCCCGCCGATCACACGTGATACTTCTTGGGCAGGTTTACCTTGCTTGGCATTTTTGGTGATGATGTTATTGAGGATCCATTCCGGCAGTTCAGGCAGGTTGTCGGACCACTCAAATCCCAGCTCTTCACCTGTGTAGTATCCATCCGTCTCTGGATGAACGCCCATCAAAACACCTTGGTGTTTTTTCCAAAGGATCTCAAGCTTTTCTTTGTTTTCTTCCCCGTGCCAGGTGTACTTGTTGCGTAGGAAATGCTTGTGTTTATCGCGGTTTAATTTGTAGAGCTTCCGTTCGCGGCCGACTTTACCACTGAAGATGGTAAGGGTGGCAGGCAGCGCGTCTTGGAGGGGAAGGCCGGAGATCTGCTCAATGAGTGGGTAGACACTAGGTCCATCAACATCAACCCAGACCAAGCCATAGGGATGGTTATAGGCAGGACCACCAAGTAACCCAATTGCTTGGCAGTCACCTGTTGCCAGCTCCTCTTCAATTTCACGAACACTGAATGGTTTGTTCTGCCAGCCCTGGATGTAGGGATCTTTGTTGGGTCCAAGGGGAGTGAGGGGCCAATCAAGTGGGATGTAATCTAGTCGGATTTCGCCTGGCTTAAGAGCTTTCAAATTTTGGTTCGTCATACTTCTGTGGAGTTCTTGATTACTACTTTAAAGTCCCGGTCGGGGAAGGAGGCCTCTTTTAAGATTGTGTACGCATGAAGATGCATAGTAGACGGAAGGACAAAGAGATCCCCGTCAACCGCAATTTGCATGCGGCCTGAAAGGGTCTGTATCCATTCGCCTACGCCAATGACGTAGGTTCTCATGGGGCTTGTTCGTTGTTCTCTCATCCTAGGCCGCCTAAGCCAAAGCTTTTTCAAAACAATCCTTAAGTTATGAGTCTTATGAGACTATTTTTTTTGGCAGTCAAGCTGTCCAGGCCAGCTCCGATTACTTTTTGCAATATTTTCTTCCCTGGTTAAAATTTGTAAATTGTTTTCTACATGCAAGCCGCACATATACTTGCTTTTCAAAGGAAATATATGATCTACTTCGTAAGGTATTCCTGTAGTTTTTGTTAATTCAGCAGCTTTTCTGTATATTTCTTTAATTGCTTGTAGATTTACCCAGGGAGGAATTGCTTGTTTTTTAATTGCGCGTCTTTTTGCGTTTATGGCATTTATTTTACTTTTGTTTATTTTTTTCCAATTTTGATTTAGTTTATTTCTTTTTTCTTTATTCTTTTTGCTCCAGTTTTTTGTTAGCTCAGTACAAAGTTTTTTGTTGTTTTGATACCATGTTTGTTTAGATTGCTTTCTGCATTCGGGACACTGCCGGTTTTCTGTGGGGTATTGATGCAAACCTTTGCGGCAGAGCTTGAGGCCTGGTAAGATTTTCATGTGACCAGTGATGTTGGTTGCCGGGGGGCAGGGTGTTGACGCACCGCTGCCCTTAAATTTTAACAGTTTTTACTTGTGTTGCTCTTTGTATTGCTGCCGCTTATCTATTGTTTCAAATTCTTTCATTACCTTGTTGTAGATCTGGACTGCATCTTCTTTTGTGACGACGGCCCGTTCACAGGCGATCGTCCAAGCTAGACGCTTTCGGCACTCCATCTTCCCTTGGGGGTTGTAGGCCATTATTGTAGTAAAGCGCTTGCCTCTTTTGTGTAGATCTAAATTAAATCTGCGTCATATACATTACAATTTTCAATTTGTTTATAGTACTCATCTACAATTTTGTACCAATCTTCATGTAGCATATCAAGGTAACGACGTGAAATTTTAAAAATTTGGGTGCGAGTAGGGGTTGAAACTAGTATTGCAGCTTGTTGAACCTTTAGCCCAAGGGTCTGGGTAATAGCGATGTCGTAGGCCGCAAGTTGTTTACACGTTTTTTTAAATTTCATATGACCACCAAGCAGATCTCTCCATTCCTGGGAACCTTTTTCAAGGTCTTTAGGCCACTTGCGGCTATAAGGTTTAACGCTGGTCTTTAGGTCGGCAAGCGTTAGTTTGTTATTGGTAACACCAATAATATCAGGAGCACCAGCCCAAGCACGACCTTCTGAGTCACAGCCCCATACGCGAGCAACGTCATCAGAACCAATAGTAAAGTTAAATTTATCCAGAACAGGCGATTCGGCCCATAGAATCTCCTCAAATTGATCCAGGATTGGCGGCATACCTGCCCAAAAGTCCGCATATTCCTCCTTGATTTCAGGATTTTTATTCCCTTTAAGGTACTGTTCCATGCCATAGTGGATGGCAGTCCCCCTTTCGGCAGCAGCTTCTTTAACACCTGGGTTAGCTTTCGACCACATTTCGAGCTTCCGCTTGTTTGCTTCGGAAGCTGTCTCACCAATAATAGTAGTTACGGACGGCGCAGGTCCAGTGGGTAACGGCGTTGTATAGTGACGTCTGCCGTTAAGCGTAATTCTGGCTGCGGTCCGATTGAGTGACCGCATCATCTCAGGTTGCTCGTCCTTGGCTTTAATCCAAGGATCCGATGTATTTATCTTAGCAACCATTGATGGTTTTGTATATTGCTGCTAGCTTAGCAGATGAGTCAACTACGTGTGATGGACGGATTCAACTACGCAATCGCTTCAATCCTTGGCGCCATGCTCGTCGTGATTAGCATGGATGCCTACTTGTTCTTTATGGAAGTTGCATCTCGTCAATGAATAAGTTCCTCCTTGGCATCCAGGGTTATGCGTCGTGTTTTGGCTGGCTTTTCCCAGCTTTTTGGGAGTGGATCCTAGAGATGTCACCTGACCTTCGCTTCTGGAAGTGGCATACAAACCTTGATGATCACCTTTGGTATGCCGAGCGTGTCAATGGTCGTCTCGCCATGCTTGCACTGACCTTCCTCTTTATCTGGTGCACAACCCATGATGTCAAACTTAACGCGCTTTTATTTTGAATTTGATGACGAATGTCGTACCGGTTGCTTTGAAGGCTTAGCTTTTGAAGATGTTGAAACCATTGAGGCAGACGTTTACGAAATAGAGCTACAATCCAAGGAGATTCCTTACACTCGAGTCGACTTATAACAATGACACGTACCTGGGACGACTACTTCAAACCCATTAAAAGCAAACTGGGTGCACGTCAGCATACCTTCCAAAAGGTTTTTAAGTACCTAGATGAACGCAGTAATCCAGTCATCATTGAAACTGGTACATACCGAGAAGAAAACAATTACACGGGTGATGGCTGCTCAACACTTCTGTTCGATAACTACATCGACATCCGTGGAGAAGGCGAGCTGATTTCAATTGACATTGATCCAGGTGCTTGCGCCCTGGCTCGGCAAACCACCAAGCATGCCGATGTTATTGAATCAGATTCCGTAGAAGCACTTGATACCTTTACTGGTACATGCGACCTCCTCTACCTGGATTCTTACAACATCACAGATTGGAACAATGACTGGGCACCGGCTGCCCATCATCTAAAAGAGATGTTTGCAGCACATTCTTTACTTGCCCCTGGGACTTTGATCGTTGTTGACGACAATATCAAAGCTCCAGATGGACGTCGTCACGGCAAAGGGCGTCTTGTCTACGAACTTATGCAGTCAATTGGCATTGAACCATGGTTTGATTCCTACCAAATTGGTTGGATCTGGTACTAGATATCCGTACTTTCTAAGGTTTTTGTTTTGACGCATAATATAAACAGCTCAGAAAGTTGTTATGTTTACTATAGTAAGAGGACCCCGTAGCTCCGAAATGTCTCTTTCCACTCAAGTTAAGGAGTCTATTGAACAAGCGTCTAATTGCATGCGTGATGCACTAGCGTTTGCTGCGCGTACTGAGCATCCTGTTACGATTACCACCATCTCTGATATCTTGTGCCGCTTAGAATCCCTGGAGCAAGTCGATGACTTGATGCAGCAATTTGCCAAGAGGGATGACGAAAAGACGAATCATTACCGAGGCTGAACGCCTCGAAAAATATTTGTTTAGTCTTCCTATTCCTTGTCCAACTGACAAGGAGCTAGAGCAAGTATTATCACGTCCATGTAAGTGGGCTAAAATATTAAAAGAACGTAATAAAGATCCTGATGGCGCAGGATGATAGCAAGTACTCAAAACCTGAGTTACGTGAACGAATCAAAGATCGCGTGATGGCTGGCTCCAAAGGTGGCAAGCCTGGTCAGTGGTCTGCCCGTAAGGCTCAGCTTGTTGCTAGTGAGTACAAAGAAGCTGGTGGTGGATACAAAGGCGGTAAAGGTAAGAAGCAAAAGTCTTTGGAGAAGTGGGGCAAAGAAAAGTGGCAAACCAAAGATGAGTATGAGAAACGTAACAAGGCTAAGTCTGCTGCCAAGAAGTACAAGGAAAGCAAGTAATGGCAGACAAAGCAATTCAAAAAGGATACACTAAACGTTACTTACCAGAGAAAGCATGGGCTTCACTGTCTAAAGAAGAACGTGCGGAGACTGACCAAAAGAAAAGAGCTGGCAGTAGAAAAGGTAAACAATTTGTAGCTAACACTGAACGTGCCAAAAAAGCCGGACGTGCCGCCCGTCGTTATAAACAAGGTAAGTAACTTTATAATCAAAAGAGTTACTTAACAATCATGGCACAAGCTAAGAAACCTGCAGGCGGCAAAGCAGTTCCTCCTAAGGGCAAAGCAGGTGGTACCGACAAGCAAGCTGCTGCACGTGACAAGTTTAAAGAGATGATTGCCAAGAAAAAGGAAGCAGCCGCAAAGAAGAAGAAATGATGGTATCCTGACATACGGAGCAATACCGCTTCGGAGCTAATAGTCGAAAGCTCCTTCACGTTACGAACGTAGTGCTTAGCAACAGTCTGAGTGGGAAGGAAGTATGATCCCGGTATAACAACCGGGATTTTTTGTACGTGGCGTATTTGAATCACAACCTTCCCGATTGGTCGTGCTACATCCGCAACGAGTTTCTTTACAACCACAAGCAAGGTCATGGCGAGGTGACCAAGTGTGATGTGCACTGTGTTGCCAGTATTGAGAAGCGTGTACCTCTCTTTGAAGCCTTCCTTGAGAATGGCGTGAATTGGACACGGCGTCCCCTACATGCGTTCTGTTGGAAGCCTGATGCACCCGTTGAGCCGTTGGAAGACGTGATGTACTGGGACTGCTTCTCACCTTATATTGACGTTCAGAAACGTGCACGACTTGCCGGGTTGCAAGCTGAATTGATCAAGCCCAGCGGTGAGAAGGCTCTTGGCTCTTACATGTTTACGCTTGATTGGTCATGGGAAAACAAGGGTACGACCGATTTTAATTTCTCAGAGACACCCGAGCATAAGTGCGCCCATCTTTTCAAGATGGACAGCGGTAATTACTATGCGTATCCCAACAACCGAATCATTTGGTATGACAACGCCTGGACCTTTAACCGTATCAAACAGAACCCAGGGTATGAGATTGATATGACGGTGTATTCGGTAGAAAACAAAAGGAAGCTGGAGACATCAGACCATTACATGTATGAGGTAAAGCATGTAGAATAATTTTGTTCCCCCTCTCTTTTGATGGGGCTCAGTTGGCCGCTGATGCGCCGGGGACCCATTCGGCAAGCGCGAAGGCTGGGTGACTCGTTAGGCAGATAGCCTAGAAGGAGAGCCCAAGATAGAGGTGCAGTCACTGTCTGGATACGCCTGGTTAACTCACAGCCCGATTGTCGGTACGCCAGTTACACTGCATCCATCTATTAACAACACCCCCTATGCTTAGCTCCTATACGTAGACCATTTTGTTGACGTCAACAAAATGGTTTTCAGGATGATGCACAAAACCAGGGGGTCACTCGGTCGGTAGTCTATTGGTAAGGACGGGCAGACAATGTACGAGAAAGCTGGTTCGATTCCAGCACGACCGATCAGGGTGCAACAAGGAACGTTGCATTAAACAAAGGATCCCCTCGGCCGCATCGTAGATCATCGTAGGCGGACATCCTTGCCCTAACACCGGGAATTAGCGCAGCGGTAGCGCGTCTGCTTTGGGAGCAGAAAGTCGCAGGTTCGATCCCTGCATTCCCGATCACCTGGTCCGAGCTAATTGGATAAGACGGTTACTGCCGCTGCAGGACGATGTAGGTTCGACTCCTACCCAGGTGCTATTAAGAATCTCAATAAACCACGTTTATTGAGAAAACTGATAAATTATAGGTACACGTGCACAAAAACTATACGTGACCTGGGGCACTGCTAAAAAACGTATCGATAAGAATCGACAGAAGCTTCTGGAGTACAAGAAGACTTTGGAGTGCAAGAAGTGTGGGCTGAATGATCATCGTGTCCTTGAGTTCCACCACATAGGTGACAAGGACAATAACATTTCATCCATGGTCAACCATGGTTACGCCTGGAGCAGGGTAGAGGAAGAGATCAGTAGATGTATTCCGCTATGCTGCAACTGCCATAGGCTTGAGCACTGGGCTAGTTAACGTACAGTTACTTTACCTTCTGGCGTGACCTCTAGGTTTGTTGTGTATGGGGTACCATATCCAGTTTTAACAAGGTTTCTTCCAACATTTGCTAAGGGTTGTCCCCCCATAAATGCAGTAAACCCAGACAAACCCGTTCTTTCTGGTAGTTTTACTTGACCACCTTCTTTTATTTTTGGTGCATACGCAAAATTGTAACGATCACTAATATTGTAATTTTGTCCAGCTCCTGGTTGAGCCCAGTAAGATCCAAGCGACTTATCTAATTGCCATCGTTCATCGATATTTTTAGGAAGTGTTGTTTTATGTGGTGCCAAAGATTCGCTATGACCCAAATAATAAACAGGTGTATTACCCGCTAAAATATTTTCTTTAAATCCTTCAGGAGCGCCAAGGCCTCCAGAAATATAACCTTGACGTAATTCAGGATTAAGAAATTTTTTTTCTTGTTCTTGTACGTCTTTGTATATTTGTGTTCCTACTTCTTGTGGAATTTGCAAGCCTTTAGAGCCAACACCTGAGATATAACGAAGGAACATATTAGTGTTTAGATCATATTGATTAGTAGCATCTGGATTCTGTTGGTAGTAATCTGCCAGTTTTTTAACTTGTGTTTTATCCCCCATTACAATACCAAGCGGATTAGTATCTGCAGTTGTTGTAGCAAGTAAAGCATTTACCAAAGGACCTGATTTTGCAAATCGACCAGCTAAGTTTGGCTCTCTTTGATTTATTATTTGCGCAGCCATGCGCTTTTCTCCTTCTTGTTTTGCACGCGTCACAGGAGAAGCGGTACCGCCCCCTGGCAACCATCCACCCAAACGTTTGTCAGCTTCTTTATATCCAGAGCTAACTTGATTTAAAAATGTTTGAAATAGGTTTGGCATCAACCATTCCGCAACGTAGCTTTAATCTGCCAAGCAGCCTTGAAGGCTTGACCACACAGCTCAGCCATGTAGTTCTGGATATCAATGGCACCCACCTTGGCAGCAACGGGTTCCAGCTTCTTGGTCTTCATGCCAAGTTCCTCAAGGTTCTTGTAGTACGTGGCGAGCATCTCTGTTCCCTTGTAGCTGGTAACGTGTTGGATACCAGGACCAGCATCAGCTAGTCCCCTGGCGCACATGGGCATCAGGTAGTCCATGCTGCGGATGAACTCACCTAACGTATCGAACTGTTTCAGATGAGCTTTGTATTGGTCTTTAAGGAACCCATGCACCCCGAGGAAGTTAGGCCCCTCGTAGTTCAGGTGAATGAGATGGGCTTGTGTCTCAAGTTCCTTGAGGTAGGAGGAAAGGGAGATACATTGCTGGATGAAGGCCCCGACGTCACCGTTCTTTGATTTACCAGGAGCCTTGGGCTTTGCTTGAGGTTCTGGAGCTACCCCAGAATTGAGTGGTTGTTGCGTTTGAGGACCAGAGGTATACATAGCTTTTAATCAATAGTTCTAGTTTACCAAAAACAAATCAACCCCTCAGCGAGAGATTTCCTCCCAGTCCATGGAAGAAAGAACATCAGCACCAGCAGATGCGCTGCTACATACCAAGGTTAATTCTGTGGCAGTACTGGTGAGGCCATTGCGTTCCAACTGGAATGCAAACAATGCTTCTTTCAAGATGTCAATAACAGTCGAACCTTGGTTGGAACCAGTGGCAAAACCACTTGCCAACACACGTCCTGTTCCCATGGCAAAGGATGTGCCAGTGATGTTGTATTCAACGGAAGAAGTTGCTCCAGTGGTATCCCATGATCCACCTGTGGTTGTACCACCTGTAATTACTTTCCAGTTGTAGTTTGCATTGTTAGTGATACCCATGATTGACAACGCAGTCAAAATAACAATTGCATCAAGACGAGTTGATTTAAGACGAATAGAAATAACAGGGTATTCAGTAGAGACGTTTGTTAGATCACGTGGTGATGCAATCGGAGTACCAATGGCAGACTGTGCTCCACGCAGTTCATATCCGCCTTCTGATAGGACTGTCGAACAAACTTGCTTTAAAGTACTGTTGCTTGCCGTAGTACCTACATTAGTAATTTCATAACGCAACGGCAAGGATGCCGTTGTTATATAAGTGGATGTAATTAGGTTGGCATGATGGAATGAATGGCAGTGAATGAATGCACCATTGATTACAAACCCTGCACGTACAGTACCAAGGCCAAGCCATTCAATATCAAACCAAAGGATCTGTGCTTTGGTGATGTCAAGTGTAAAACCTGAGGGTCCATTGCCATCTAGTTTGTCAATGTTCCAGTTAGCTTGTGCTACTCGTGTTTCAGCAAGGCTTCCACTTACAGAACTACGTTCAACCAAGGCTGGTCCTGTGATACCACTGACTTCTAAGTACATGCCATTAGAAGCACCATAGTAACCAACACGTTGACGCAAGTTAGCCTTTGGGGCATTCATCACAAAGGTCGACATAAACAACAAGGATTTCCCTGGTTGATATGAACAAACCTTGTTGGTTTCCCTGATGATCTCAGAACCAGATGTAGTGGTTACGTTGAGATCAACAAGACCTTGATTTGCGTTGAATGCAAATGTACCACCAGCATCACTGGAGGTAGACCACAATCCATTGTCGTTATAACGATGGCTTGAATCAAATAGGGTCAGAGGTGCTGATACACGTGTCCTTCCAAATGCATCTCCAGCCATGCCAGCAGGTTGTACATAGACACTTGTACCACTTGTAGTTGTTACTTCAAGGGGTTGACCACTACAAGTCTGTACCTTTACGACTTCATACAGAAGGGGTTCACCCGCTTCTCTATATACTGGCATTGCATTAATTCTTATTTCCTTTCTTTATTATCTCACTACGCCACTTGGCGCGTAGATGTCCATAGTCACGAGGTTCTGTGACAGATACATCTACAGCACCACATACACCACACGTACCCTGGTGGTAGGTGGCATAGTGATGCGGCGGTCCTACATAGGTACCACGCTTGTACCACGTGCCATAGTTCTCACCACAGCAATGGCAGATCCACTGCGGATATTCGGAATCATTTGCACGTGACATCAGTCTTGACCAAGGTGATGATAGCGAAGCATATCAACCAGTTCCTTGGTGCGCTGATATTCTTTTTCTGCATAGCCCATTGCTTCTACTGCTGCCTGGTAAAAAGCTTTGTAGAAGTCTTTGCCACTCAATTCGTATTGGTATTCAGCAAGTGTGTCAGCAAAATGCTCACGTGCTTTTTCAATCCACATTGCTTTTGGATCAGTGTCGATCAAAGTCTCAACTGCGTTGGTGGTGTCGTGCATGTTTTCGCGTAAGTCTTTGGCTTCTAAAGGTTTGTCAGTTTGAGCAACAATACGGTGCTTGCGGTACCAATCTTGCCAGCTTTTAACGCTGTCTATAGGTTCTTGTGTGGTGTCCATAAGTAAAAAGGGCCGTACCACTAGTGTGGCACGCCCAACAACAAAAGTGTGTTCAGTGTAAACCTTAAGAAACAGGTTCGAGCTTGCCTTCCTCGTAAAGACGGACAGCTTCCATCATTTCAAAGTACCGATCCCGCATGATGGGACCAGCCTCCCGAAGACAGAAGTTTTCCCATAGACCAGTGTAAAGACCAACAACACCGGGACCAGCCTTGGCACGCCCGCTGCATTGGTACATGTGCTCCATAAAATCAGCTTTGCGTTGCTCGGCGTTAACGTCCCAGCCGGCAAGGTAATCAGAATTCATCATGTTGGTTGTAAGGTGCAATGGATGTGCAGTGGGAGTCCATCCCAATAACCTGATCTAACTCAAAGACAAGGTTGTGCAGTTCATCTTGAAGAGCTTCTGCAATTTCATCGGCAGTTTTGCCGCCAAAAGAGTTGTACTCAACTTCAATGTCAACCTCAAATGACAAGGTCAATCTGGGAACGGGAACGGTTTTCATTCCTTGGAATAAAGACTTACTTACCTTAGCAGGAATTTAACTTCCCAGAAGTCTTTCTAGAGAATGCGCTTGATGCTCTTGGTAATAACCAAGACGTTTTTGAATCAGGTTGTAGTAATTGATGGCAGCATCTACCATCTCTTCTGCATCCATTGATGCAGCAAGGTTTTCATTTGCAAGCATAGCCGCTGTCAAGATGACAACACCATGCTCCATCTTGGAACCAATTGTTGCAGAAAGAGGAGTCCCATCATTGGTGAAACCAGCAATCAACTTATTAAGAACTTGATCGCCACCCATGAGACTCCTACAGCTTTACCTATTGTACAGGCATTTACTTAGCTGACTTTTCCCGCTGGAGGTAGTACCAATATGCATTGGATGAATTTTGGTGAAACCGTTTACCAACAAGAAGCTTGAGTTTCTTTTCCTCAAGATCACTATGCTCATCAAGGTGGTAAGGAATAACCTCACCGTTTTCTTTGAGCATATCCAGCTGTAGACCGTTCATCTCCAGTTGAAGATCAAAGTCTTTGATGGCGTGATCATGACAGCTCATCTTGATGCGAGCGTCATCACAATCAGTCGGCGCTGGAATCTTCTGGTAGAAGCTCTCCTGGATACTCGGATGAAACCATTTCCACCCTTGGCTCTCCAAAGATGCGTTTGGATCGTACTGAGTATTCTTGGACGACTTTGACACCGTGTGGGAGCTGTCGACCTTCTTGATAGGCGCTGCGTATGGCATCGAGGTTAGGGAGGACTTTAGTGGTTGTTTTAGGTTCTGTTCTTTCGTCAAGAACTTCTCCTGACATTGATCGTAATACAACTCGTTTGGTTGTGGTGATTTCTTCTGTAACGCAATAAAGTTCTCTTTCTGTAGTGTGCCAAAACTCCGGGTCCGATGAGACCTCGACTGTAAGTTCCTTCTTTTTAACAAGGGTGAACTGGTAATTGCGACCGGTGATTTTGTTCGAGTCCAGTGGTAGGCCCCGACGCAAATAATTTAGCAGGCCTTTGAGTGATCGCAGTTGGGATTCGTGGTGCCGCTTGGACTGCGTAATTAGGTCACCTTCTTTCTTGATGCGTTCCAATGCATCCTCATGGGACGCCATTGCGTAATAGATACGATCAATCTTTTCTGAGCGTAGGTTGGCACAACTTTCAAGCTCAGCTTTCGCCAGCTCCTGGGACTCAGGAGTAAGTAAAGGCAGTGATTTTTCAAGAGCATTGTAGTGCTCGTAGAGTTTGATAACGGTTAAGTCCTTGAGTTTAGCCTGTGTGATCTGAGTCATGGTTCAGTTGAATTGAGTTTGAAACTTGTTGAAGAGATAGGTCAACGCTATGCCAGCCGCTGCCCAAAGCAAGTCTTTCATCACCGGAAGTACGGCGGCAAACAAAGATTCAAACATGGTGTGGTGTTGAAATGGGTGGTCAGTTTTACGTCATGACCAGGACGGCGTCCCTGCAGGGCGGCGTGTTTAGTTTACCAGGCGATCAGCAATCCCGGTAAGCCCCTTGGTAGTGACCGCAACTAACTCAGCAACGTAGTCGTTCAGTGCTTCGACCTTGGCGTTGACGGATTTAATTTCTTCCATCAGCTCTTCCCTGGAGGGGCTCAGACCAAAGATGTCGTTGTCTTTGATGACCTCAGGGTTGTTGGTCTTTTGGTACCGCCGGCAATCATCGTTAGTTGCGTAAACATTCTCTTGATACATATCAAGAACTGTTTTGAAATCAACACTACCAGCACCTTCGGCGCTAAGGATGTTACAGGTTTTCAAATAAAGCTGGGCAGCAAAACGAATGTTGTCTTCAAAAAACTCCTCATACTGTTCAGAGGGAAGTCCGTAGGTGTCAATCGACATAACAATCACAAGCTTCTCGGAGTGCATTAATCATAAAGGTTTCTTGGTTTTCTGGACCTAGGTCGGTCCACCATTGAAGATCAGGATCTGTTTCATCCCATTCAATGTGAATGGTCATGGAACCATCGTCTTCCTCAATGCATTCAATGTGTAGCTTGTTGATCGAGTCCGGATTCAATATGCCCAACGAGGATGTGTTCTGCATAAGTTTCACAATCAGTTTTGATCTCTGCACCTAGCTTAACAAGACCCCAATAGGTGTCTTCATCAATCTCAAGGTGCAGTGAGTACTTGCCGTTGGATAACATCATTTGTTTTGTAAAAGGTTTGTTGACTAACTCTGTTGCATACTTGCGTAGCTCAGGGTCAATCATTGAATCGTTAGACTTAATTGTGAGTATTGTACTGGGGCATTGAGTACCCAATAAAACAGTACCGTCATTAACTTGGAATGTCATTGCTTTTTGATAGCAGATTTAAGTTGTGGCAATGCAGTACCAGGGAATGGAACGTAGCCAGCCTCCATCATATTAAAGAACAAATCCCATGCATCATGCTGCGTAAAGATATCCTTTGGCTTGTAGGTGCGCCAATGACTGAGCGGAGCTTGTGCCCCTGAGTTTGTATACAACAATACAAAGCGTCCATCACTGATGTGATCAGCGGGTGGTGCGTACCACCAAGCAACACACTTCTCAGGTGTGCCACTGGGGCTAGCATTCCGTGCTTCGGTGCGCTTGCACAACAGCTCACGGTACTTATTGAACCAACTCAGGTGGATGCACCAGGGTTTGAATCCTTCGATCTCGGACGCAAAGTCAGATACGTTGCTGAGCTGACGCTGATACGACCCACACGAACACCAAGGTTCACCCACGACAGGTGTGGACTGGTCAGTTTCCATGTCGCTGTCAAAATCAATGGGCCGATTCGGAAGCCGCAATCCGTCTGGTGCAACCAAATGTCCAATATCCGTTTGGTCGGACTGGAGGAGATGGAGGACTTTGTTGGTGTCTGATACATGTATAAATTTGTCAGCCCAATGCGCTTGGAGTTTTGCATTAGATGTCAGGTGTCCGAGTGCGTGCGAGTAGTTCCATCCTTTAAACAATACGTAAGCATTGTTGTGCCATACACTAGGGCCACGATAATTAGGACCAAGATAGGAAAAGAAATCTTTGAGACGGTGGGTGTAGTTTGTATGGGCAACCTTGATTAGTTCCCTGTTGTAAGTCTGCTCACTACCATCGC